AAACCAGATGCCAACAACAGGCCAGGCAGCAAGGAAGAAGTGAAGAGAGCGAGAGTTGTTGAAAGATGCATATTGGAAAATCAGACGACCGAAGTAGCCATGAGCTGCGACGATGTTATAGGTCTCCTCTTCCTGACCAAACTTATAACCATAGTTCTGACTCACCTCTTCAGTAGTCTCACGGATAAGTGAGGAGGTAACCAGACTACCATGCATAGCAGAGAATAGAGAGCCACCGAAGACTCCAGCAACTCCCAGCATATGGAATGGATGCATAAGGATGTTATGCTCTGCCTGGAAGACAAACATATAGTTGAAAGTACCTGAGATGCCCAGGGGCATTGCGTCAGAGAAGGATCCTTGTCCGAAGGGATACACCAGAAACACGGCACTAGCTGCTGCAACGGGTGCAGAGTAAGCGACGAAGATCCAGGGGCGCATACCTAGTCGATAGCTAAGTTCCCACTCTCGTCCCATGTAAGAATAGATACCAATGAGGAAGTGGAAAACGACAAGCTGGAATGGACCCCCGTTGTAGAGCCATTCATCAAGTGTAGCAGCTTCCCAAATTGGGTAGAAGTGTAGTCCGATGGCATTGCTGCTCGGAACGACGGCTCCCGATATGATGTTGTTTCCGTAGAGGAGGGAGCCTGCGACTGGTTCTCGAATTCCATCGATGTCTACAGGAGGTGCTGCCACGAAGGCAGTTACAAAACAAATAGTAGCGGCTAGCAGTGTCGGAATCATCAGGATACCGAACCAGCCTACATAAAGACGGTTGTTGGTAGACGTTACCCAGGAGCAGAAATCCTCCCAGGTAGAACGACTACCTTGATTAAGAATACTTGTAGTCATTGTTCAGTTAAATAAGTTACCGCCCGCCCACCGCATATTTAATTAGAAGTTATACTTAGCTCCGACCTTGGTGCCGTAGCTGTTGTCGTCTTCACCAGTCAGGAAAGAGAACTCGCCATATACAGACAGCTTTTCCGACACGGGGTAGCTACCACCGATCTTGCCGGACAGTTCAACATCACCATCTTCACCATCAGGTGCCAGCAGAGCAGGTCCACCTTGGACATACCAGTTAGAACCTTCGTAACCAACGTGGACATCAGTTGCAGAGCCACCATAATCAGAGCCAACAAAACCAGAGTTGACTTCTACGTTTGCGTAGGGACCAGCAATAGCGCCTTGAGCACAGCCGAGGAGGAAACCGGCAGCAATAATAGATTTCATAATTAATAAATAGGGTTTACTTTTTCTTTTTAGCAGTTTTAGCAGAACGTTTGAAGTTAGCTGCAGTGGGAGCACCAGGGCTACCAGGCTTTCTCATTTTTTCACCAGAACCTTGTTTGATTCTCATGCGTTTAGCATGGATGTTAGCGTAGAGACCACGTTTAGCCATTACTTTTTCTTTGGAGGACGACCTTTTTTGGAGCCGTAAGTACCTTTACCTTGTGGCATTACCAGACTCCGGGGATAATTTGACCAGTGAGAGCATAAGCACCAAGAGCCGCCATGACGCCAAGCATAGCAAGACGACCATTAAGCTTCTCAGCCTTTTCATTGTGGGTTTCAGTTACTTCCATAATAGTAATAGGTGGTTCAATTGCGTAGAGGTTAAGACGACCCCTGTCTTCAGTTACAGCAGTCATCAGAAGGATACATCAGAGTTTTCAAGACGACGCATCAGGTCTTGCCGATACGCCGGGTCACGATCATAGCGAGGATCGCTCATAGCCGCGACCAGTTCAGCCTGACTCTTGAATGAATCGTCAGTGTTTTCTGCACCACGTCCAGTCAACGTCTGACCATCTGTACCAGTGCTGTCATTGTAACGAGCCTGCAGAGCCTGTACGGCATAGTAGATGGCATTAGGGTTACCTGATTCCATCACACTGTCGTACATAGACACTTCATCTTTAGAGAAGTTGTCACTAGCCCATTGTAGCATAGACTTGTAAGCTTTGTCACCGCCAACCATGTCCATCAAGAACTCGGCTTGCTCTTCACTGAGACCTTCGCCACTGTCGGTGTCTTCGCTTTCTTCTGCAGGCTCTTCCTTTGCAGGCTCACCTTCGTCTTCGGGGGCTGGTACTTCATCACGAGGTTCTCCAAGTTTTTTCTGAAGCTCTACGTATGCTTGTTCAAGCGATTGCTGGTCTTTAAATTTACCAGCAAGCAACGGTTGCTCTCCACCCTCAAGAGACTCAGCAACCGCCAGGGAGTCTTGTTCGTCTGAGTTAAGTACCTCAGAGTTAACAGGTGTTTCTTTCATCGTAAATGTTTCAGCCATTTATTACTGGGGGATAGGTGGTTGTTGTTGTGCCTGTTGCATAGCTTGCATCTCAGCTGCGGCTGCCTTCTGTTCGACTGCTGCCATCTGTGGTGCTTGCTGCTGCATCATCATCGCCTGTTGCTGCTGCATAGCTTGCTGTTGCTCAGCTTGTAGTTCTTGCATACTCTTCACAAGATTGAGTACGTCAATACCAGACGATGCTGCCAGACGTTTAATGACTTCATCAGGGTTGATGTATTGTGCAATAGCATCTGGACCCATTGTTTGAGCAATGACAGTAAGGAATTGTGCAAGGCTCTCTCGATCTTGACCACGACCAAGTGCATTAATACCAGCCACGATTGTGGGTCGTACAATACCACCTTGAGGCAGTCGGGGGATGTCGCCAGTTTTCTGTGCGACGTTGAGCTTACGATTGAGATACGGAACTAGGAACTCAACAGTCAGCAAACTAAACAGTCCACCGAGTTGCTGTTCCAGCTCCAGCTGTGTCATCCGAACCTCTTCCGCTGTAGTGCGCTCACTGTCCCTCACGTTGAGGATCAGGAATGCTTCGTTCAAACGTTGAGTCAGTGACCCGATCATCTGATACGCAGTGGAGAAGTCCGCTGTCTTACCTACCTGTACCACACCAATGTCTTCAGGGCGTCCCTGAATGATAGCACCATTACCTGCTTTGGCAAGTGTCTGGGGTTTGGTGGTACTGCTTGGGCTGACAGTAAACACTACCTTAGCAGCTGCTGCGCTGCCTTCAACGATGGCTTGTGACAGAGCTTCAAGTGACTTTAGGTCTCCAAGGAACTCCTCTACCCTACCACGTCCGTAGACCTCTCCGTCTACGTGGTTGAATCGTAGCACAAGCCAGGGGTTGGCGTCAAGGGGAGCTTTGCCCATTGACTTAGGCAGGATCTGATCGTCCAGCTCCTGGTGCCACACCCAGCGATTGTTGTCGCGTTTTACGTGGGTATAAATAACACATTCATCCATCGGGATGTGTTGATGATCGTCAACCACAGAATTCTTAGACTTGTCTTCGTATTCCGGGTAAAATTGTTTGATTAATTTTTTCGAGATTGTTTCTTTCGTTACAATTTCAATAACGTTACCGTTACCATCCCTGTCTACCACGTATCGAGAAAGAGGATAAAGTTTTAATCCATCTTTACTCATAAAGATCAGGGCATTACCAGCTACGACCAGGTGCTTGAGTGCTTGATGAACGACCACACGGTCACCGGACTCCGCGATGGATTCCATAACAGTGCGTTCGATCTTAGCAAACGACAAGTCAAGTTCAGATCTGATCTCAGGACCAAGTTCTTCAGGAAGGTTTACATCGTTAACCTGCAATTTGAAGAAGCTAGTTTGTGGTGGGAGCAGAGCAAGCATCAGCTTACTTGCAAGAGTCACCACACCTTTAGCTCCTGTTGATTGCCAGGGTGTTGTAAGTTTCAAAGCACTTTTTGTGGTGTGCTCATCTTCCCGAATAAGATAAGGTAGAGTCAGTTCAGATGCTTGTCTAGCAGCATTTAGAAACTGGGAACGGTTTGAAGACAATCTGTCATAACGAGATTTAGCAGTCATTATACGTTAAGTGCTCCAGCTGGTTTGTTAGCAGTTGAAATAGCAAGACCTTGTGCAGTAGAAGGTGTGATTTTAAGACGACGTTTAAATGCCTCAACGCCTCTGCCAGTACGTCCGGCACCAAGCTTAAGCTCACCCTCAACGCCAGCACGGGCAGCGTTTGCCATTTGAACTTGAGCAGCTTTTTGCTGTTCCATCATCTGTTTTTGTTGCTCTCTACGCATCCGCTCACTTTCAATTTTAAATTGTCGCTGCATTTGAGCCAGATCTTGCTCGCGGTCGCGGTTCAATTCAGCGATTTGCTGCGTAAAAGAGTCAGTAATACTTTGAATCGTTTCATCCTGTCGCAAAACATTTGCCGCACGCTCACCGAACTGAATACCTTCTGCTGCAGCTTGTGATCTAATTTGACCGAGGCTTAGTCCAGCAGCTTGTGCACGGTTAAGAGCAGTGAGACCAGAGTGACCCATCGTCTCTTCGTTGCCACCATATTGTGCAATGAACGAAGTAGCAGGGCGGGCAGCAAGAAACTCAGTTGCTTTGCTTCCAGTCTGAACACCTTCTCTAGCTAGTTGATTCCTGATTTCATTGATGGTCATACCAGCAGCAAGTGCTGCATTGATGCCCCCCATGCCGGTGTGTTTACCAGTCTCCTGGTTGCCACCAAACTGACTTACAAAACTCATCAGTTTTCCTCCATATATTTAATGACCCACTCAACAACACTGC